TTATAGATTTGACATACTTACGATCTGATTTTTTGTTATTGTAGTATCTCTCTGCAATGTTACCGTTAATGTAGAAGTCCCATATTGATGATGTGTGTTTGGATTAAGTTGACAACTATTTATTGTAATATTACTCAATGTCACAGTTTGATATGGAAGTCCCTCTTTATCATTTTTTATGCTAAAATTAAATGTTGCAGTATTATCTTCTTTTCCATTAATTAATAATTTTGCATATGCAATGTTCTCTAAATTTGGATAGACATTAAAATCATCCTCATTTTCATCACTCAACACAATTTCTACATTGTCTGGTACAGATTCTTCTACTGTGGTAGCAACTGTAGTATTATATGTATTACCATTTATTCCTACATAAGATATATTTATATTTACATTTCCTTCTGCTATTCCAGTTACAAGTCCAGTATTATCTACAGTACAAATATCACTATTTGAAGATGTATATATTAATGTAGGGTTTTCTACATTTACACCATTATTAGACACTGTAGCAGTAATTTGAACAGTACTATTAATATTTACATTTAATGGATTAGGTGTTGCAACAATTATAGGATTATATACTCCTGCCCCTTCTGGAATCTCATTAATTAAATCATCATTTTCATGATTGGCCACTTGATTTGCATATATTGTAAGAATACCATCTTTAGTATAATCCACGCCATTTATTTGCCATCTATGTTTAAATTTTATAAATACATCATCCACTTTTATACTATTTGTAAAATTATTATCCTGGACAACAACTAAAATCTGATTGGCTGGTACTGTTATTATCTCTCCATTTATTCCCGTTGTTTGATTTGTGATTATAGCATATTGAGGGAATACTATATTATTAAATATAAAATTAACGTTATAATTAGATCGTTGTACGATAGCCCTATAGTAAGCATTATATCGCATATTTCTTGTATCATCTATTGTTAAATACACATTATTATTATATTTTACAATATTACCTCTCTCAATTTTATCTCTACATAAGATTTTTAATTCTTCTATATTTCTATAATTGTTTCTATGGATTAATGCAACTTTATTTAAATCATTTATTTTTATGGATTCTCCTAATTGCTTAATCATAAAATCATAACTTTCATTCATATTAAAAAAATTATCTATCATTATATTATCACCCTCTTTAGTCCGTAAATAGATATATAAAACTTGCTCCAGTTCCATCGTCTGAATCATTGTCACTCATGAGACGTATTTTCCTGGTCAATGAATCTATCCTATTATTCAAATTCTCCGAAAATTGAGTGATGGACATATCATCATTTTTCAAGTTTCTCATATAAGTTGGATTATTCGCTATAGATTCGAGTACTGATAATGCAGTTCTATATATATTCTTTTTATTTATATTAGAAGATGGAGAATATTCTTCATTGGATATTAAATCATTTTCTTCTAAATAAACATTCAATTTATCATCTTCAAGATTAATTCCTTCTATTTCCATTTTCAATCTATCTATATTATTCAAATTTATCATTCCTTTTTATTTTTATATTTTAATACCTACGTATTGTCGGTATTGATTTTTACATAGGTGCAATTATACATATAGTGTTATAAAATTGCTTAAATTGGCTCTATATTTATGTCAACGTAAATTTGTCGCTGACGTAAATAATTTTTAATGTAAAAAAAATACCTACACTGAATTGAAAGTCCTTTTAAAACTTTTAAAACAATGTAGGTACTTTTTTTAATTATACTTGTTGCCTAACTTGAATTCTTTATTTTGTTTTACTACAATTGGTATTTGTGCTTCTTTTAAAGATTTCAAATCTGAATCTTGTGCCTTCATTTCTCCACAAGTTGCTTTGTATGTTCCATTACCACCATAACTGTTATCTTTAGAATCAAAAATAATCTTAAAATGATAATTTTCATATACAAAATCTTCGTCTATAACTTTTATACTCATTTAAATATCCCCATTTCATAAATTATTTACTACTTATTAATATATCGTTAATAATTCTGTAAACTTTAGTCAAATAACTCTAATTTTAACATTGAAAGTCCTTGTAGAACATTCAAATCAAGGGATACTTTTTACCTCTTGATATAACACAAGAACAACTTTTATTGATCGGTAAAATCACTAATTTTTTTGGTGCGTGTAAAATTTGATTAGTTGGAGGTATTTTTTTACAAAAAGGGGGAGTGGATTGGATAGAATTGGATTCATTTTTATACATTTATTAAGCATTGATTATAAATGATAATATTATCATTTAATAAAATATTGACTTACAACTTCGCTAAATAAGTTAATTTAGCGAACATAACTATTTTAGTATAGTTTAACGTAAATATAGCAATACCAACATTTATAGCCACTTACCTCTTATGTAACTACATTTATACCATTATCAATACGATAAATTGGTAATTATTATACCTTTTATTACCTTTTATGACATTAATTATTATATAATTCTCCATTTATTGTTAATGTATAAAGTTACATATTTTATGTATATCTATGTATATTCTGCATACCAACTCTTTTTATTATATTATATAATATACTATTTTTACCATATAATATATGAAAATTTTTAAAAAAATCATATCAAATTTTTAAAAATATGATATAGTGGGACATATTTGTTCCCATAACATTGATGTTGTGATAAGTAGTATTTAATACCACATAACATGATTCCCATAACCACCATATTTCCACTCCATCTAACCACCACTTTTATTTCTTATTCGTCTACACCACCGTTATTATCTGTTTTACCCTCTGTACTGGACTTATCATCTGACTTGACATCATTGTCCCCTAACTCTTGTTCACTATCTCTATCGGCTTGTATGGCTCTTATCTCGGTTTCGATGTCTGTTGTATATGGACTATGTTCTATAGCACTATCAATGCTCATAAGATTATTATTATATAGATTAACTATATTATTTACTAATTCAGTTTCGTTGCTTGGTATACTCATGTTAAATGTACAATCTAGTAATCCATCAACCTGTATTCCCTTATACACCAATAGTCTCTCTATCTGTTCCCATCTACTGTAATATCCTTGCTTTAAATACTCAGCACTCATACTGCCTTTAAGCACTGGAAGAGTATACATCATCCTGATACTTTCTTCTGCAAGGTTTGCAGGATTACTACTTCCATTCATGGCTATAGATGGAGTCATGGAGATATCTAACAAACTATTCATAAGAATTTTATACATTTCCTTTAAACTATTTATATCCATTTTAGATAGCACCAATTCAAAACTACTACCATCATCCAATTGTAAAGTATTTCCTACTATATTCTTATCTATTGCTCCGTTGCCTTTACTATCTATATTCAGTTTTGTACCTGTTACTACTGGAATAGGATTTAAGAATTTATAGAAACTATCATGATATTTTGATAATAATTCTTCCATCTTGTCAACTAAGTTAACATAATCTTCTAAATCTGATCTACCTTGTGTTATATCTTCTTCATTTTCCTGCTTAACATATAGCACTGGTAATCCACTTAAATTCTTATATGTATTCTTTAAATATAATCCATTACCACCATTATTGTCCCATACTTCCACTCTATCATTATAATATACATTATAATAACTTATACTGCTGGATTGTATTGTATAATGCTCTATAAAACAAACATAATCGCTGCTATCTGTAAATACTGGATAACTATCTTGTGGTTGGATTATTTTACTTTGTATTATACCATTATCATCTATGTATAGATATTCTGCTGCAATTCCATATTTATTCATTTTATCTAATATCTTATTGTCTACAGAATTAAATCTACCTCTTTTATATACATTATTTACTGCTTGTAGGGTGGTAGAATCTTCCGATGTTAGTGTAACTGGATTTTTTAACAGAAAACTTTTTTGAAATGCTAATAATGGTTTTGCATATTGTAAACATATTTTTGTTGTTTTAAATGTTCTTCCATTATAAACTGTATTGGCTCTATTTAATATTGCATGGCTACCATCCAAATATTCTTGTATATTTAATATATTCATAATTCTATCTTGATGTATATATTTATTACATTCCTCTGTAAACCATGTTTCTATACCACCATAATATAGATTTATATATTCTTCTAAATTCAAATTTATCAACTTCCTTTCTTGTATTTTAAGTAATATCCTTTAAGGAATTTCTGCTCCTTTGCAACTTTTGATCCGCCTGAGAGTCGGAACTGATTTCCCCTAAATCGGTGTAAAGTCCTTTAAGAACATTACTAGATATAACTTTTATTACTCTTCAGTGCTTGCACTGCTAAACTTAAAGAGTCCACTAAATCATCATGATTGCTCTCACCTTTTGCATTACCAAAACTTCCGTTGTGTTCCTGGAATATTCTCATTTGGTCTAATGTTTCTCTATCATTTACCAAAATCATTCCAGTTTCAAAAACTTCTTTTAGATCCATAACTAATTTACTTTTACTGACATTATCTGTATACCATCCGTAATCCCATATTTTTTGACCTTTAATCTTATCAAACCTCTTTATCTTAAGCATTTGTATATATCCCATTTCTTTCCTTAACCTAGTTATAAGGTCTAATCCGTATGTGTTACGCTCTGGAAGATACATACAATAATTAAAATAATATCCTAAATCATAGGCAATTTTAGCAAATTTATATACTGGAACATCGTTCCTATTAAATGTACATACTTGTTCTCCAGAACTATCCAGTATACATATAGCACTATCATCGCCTTTTAGTCCTGCACTTGAATCGATTCCCCCAAAGTATCTTTCACCCTTTTTAACATCCTGATATATATTCAATCCATTGCCATAATACATCTGTAAACTTAATGGCAATTCTTTTATTTCCTTAATATTTAAAATATTTGGTATGTAGTTATACCTTTCTGTTATTGTGTTTGCATCAAACACTCCAACATTTGAACTCTGGAACATTTCATCTGCATTGGAGGGAAACTCTTGACAAAATTGTTTCTTAGATATATCTAGCAATTTCCATTCTCGCCACATTATTTGCAATAAATTAGCACCTTTTTCATATAATTCTTGTTCTAATGGAGTTAAATCCTTACTTTCTAATCTCCTGCCATGATTAATAGATTTGTACCATGTTTCTGCTTCTTTATATTCTGCATAGTAATTGTTTTTATCTGCATACCATGGGAAGAAAAATGCTTTATATCTACTGTGCCCTTTATAAGCATTAGTGAATAATCTATAGTAATTGCTACTTACGCCATTTGCTGTAGATTCAATCAGAAGTTTGCTTGATTTATCTTTTGCTAAAGATTGCTCCAATGCTAGTAATCCCTTTGTATCTTGTTCATTCTCCCAAAATGCGAATTCCGTTATATGTATGAAATTATATGTCGCTCCTCGGCCTAATTCTTTATGCCCAACTGTAGAATTTGTTATCCTGCTGCCATTCTGTAATAATAATTCATGTCGATTGAATTTTCGTGGTTTACTTGTATACTTTTCTGGTATACTTTCATACATCTTTTGGAGTTTTGTATATACTTCGTTCACTGAATCACCCGAATAACTAAGTACAATACAATTACTATTTGGTTTTGTTATAGCAGTATAAAGCATTAATCCTAGCGATAATGTGGTAATACCTAACTGTCTGCCCTTACCAATAATAGAAAATTTAATATGCTTATCATATATATTTTTTACTATTTCTTTTTGTTGGTCATTCAGTTTAAATGGAATTAATTGAGAATGGTTGTCTACTATTTTTACAAAGTTCTTCAGCCAAAGTATTGGATTATTATTAATTTTCTGTAATTTCTGTTGATGTGTAACGATCATTGAATCTCCTCCTATTCTTCAGATAAATCTAAATTATCATCAATTTCATTTTTTACTTCGATGTCCTTCTGTGGGACATTAGAATTTATATCTATATCCTTTTTGTTTATTTCTTTCTTAAGTAATAGGAAGGTTTTAACTGCTTTATCGTCCCCCTTTAATGCTTTATCCTTAACCACGTTATATATCTTATATAAGTCCCTCTTGCTCCTTAATTCCATCAATAATCCATAAATAACGTTATATTCGTCCGCATCTTCCCAAATTGTAGAATACATATCCATCATATATTCTGAAAAATGGTATCTTTCCATAAAATTCTCTTTAGTCATTTGTGAAAATTTAGTTTGTGAATTATCTATTTTATTCTTCCAGCAGAAATACAAATATTTATTTCTACTTCTATTTTCTAATTTTTTTAATTCTTGCTTGAATTTATTACTATTCATATTTTCAAATCCTTTCTAATTAAATTGATTCCCAACATCATGGGATTGCTATATTATAATGGAACCGACACATTTTAAACGTTTATGTACCTCATATCACAAAATTGTGCTTTGAGATACCATCAAATTAATTTATCCATTTTTCTATCCATTGCATCCATTTTCTTATCTAATTTATCAAATTTCCTATTCATTTCATTATAATTTTCTTCCATTTGTAATATTAATTTATCAAATTTATCATTTAAATTCTCATTATCGTAATTTTCTGAATTTCTAGTATATGAATATATTTTCCTTACATTTTCCATAAAATCTCTCCTCTATTATTTAATTGTTTTGCTTCAAGGGAATTATTCGGGTCAAGCAATTTTATTAATATTTTATATGCAGTTGTTGATTTAAGTGCATCATGTTCAACCATTGATTGCAATTCTGGTATTAATCTAGTGAGTTTCTTATAATTTTGAAGTTGTCTTTCATCTATTCCTAATTGCTTTGCTAAATCTTCTTGTGTTTTTTGCTGAGCGAAATTATTTCTATCAGCTTTCTTTATATATTGATTACTACCATTGCCTTGGTGACTCCCATAAATTCTTTCTAATTCAATAATACATTTAGCCATTTTCATAGCGTTACAATTGCCAATTCCACGCTGAAAAACAATCCAGTTAAGCAAGGTAAGGTATTTGCAGAATATGAAAAATTATGTGGAGTGAGACAAGGAAGTCAAAATTTAAAGGGCACAAGTGTGGGCGACAAATTGTCGCTGACCCAAAAACAAATTGCTAAAGAAAATAATATCCTCCCTTCTTTTGGTTCTTTTCTTGGGAGGAGGTCGGTATATTAGGGATAGTAGGAACGTAGTGACGTACTACTCCCTTATATATCGAGTTGGTAGCAAGAACAGAACATTTTCATTATATTTGATTATTAATTATATTTATATGAATTATAGTTCTACGAACCAATATAAGATTACATTAAAAACCAAATCCACTATATATTATTAAGTATTATTGGAATTTTATAAAAGTTGAACATTCTCAAAACTCTATAGTAATATACTTTCTTTATATGAGGGTTTAAGAATGTTCAACTTTTGATTTTTTATATAATATTCCTAATGTTTATTGCATTATGTATGTTTAGTAACATATCTGTAATATACTTACAATAAGGTTTATAACTTTTATTTATTCTATCTATTATATATTTGTCCCAAAATGGATTAGGTTTCCCCAAAAATTTGTGTTTATTCTTTTCTTTTTTATATCTTTTATTCAATTTTTCCATAGTTTTATTGATAAATATACTATTTACATTATTCTTTAATATATTTACATCTAAATTGTTATTAACTATATTTTCATTTACTATTATATTATATCCTCTATAAATCATGTCTACATTTTCAATTTGCTCTTGAACTTCATTCGCTATTTCATTATAATATATTTTTCTTAATTTATCATTATATTGAAGTTGATTTTTTGTAGTTATTTTTTCTTCTTTTTTCATTTTTTCAAACACAGATTTCTCTATTTTTTCTATAATCATATTTTCTTCTTCTGTTGTACCTCTTGCTTCATATTGATACGATAACAAATATGTTTCTTTAAATTTTATATATCCATTTTTTTGTAATCTTTTCAAACTGGATTTTATGGTATCTTTTAAAGAACCTTTTACTATACTAAAAAAATCTGTTTCGGCTGATTTATTTATTGTTATATCCTTAGCAGAAAAATTTAAAAAGTCATTTTTATTTGAAAAAGCCACTCCATAATTTTTATTGATAATCCCTGCAATTACTGCAAGTTGATTCGTGGTATAATATAATATCTTATTTTTTCTATTACAAAAGAAATCTGTTAATATAGGATCTATAAATTTACCATATATATTGTTATTTCTGCTGCCTTCAGATTTACCCCTATTGTCTACTTTAGATAATGGAATAGAATAAATTTCGTCTATCACAAATTTATTTCCATGTTTATGATATTTAATATATCTATCTAATTCTTTAAATTGTGCCTTCTTTGCATTTCCTGCCTTTAGTGGTAGATTAAATATCTTACATAATTCCTTGTAATTTTTTATGATTTGTCCAATTTTTATATTCTTTAAATAATAATTGTCCATTCCAAATTGTTCCTCCAATGCTAATTAATTTGCCCATAAGTTTTTTTAACTTCTACTATTTTATCAAACGCCTTCATGAATTTTTCCGTTTTCTTAAAACTATATGCAACTTTACCTCTATGATCTGTAAATCTATAATACCTATAGCCACAAAATGCCATTGCATCTGCTAGATATTTGTTATATACATTAAATGTATCTTTATTTTCTATATTATTTTCCATAATAAAAAATCCTCCTCTTAATTTCTACTTTTTTTATTTATTTTTTTGCTGAGCGAAATTATTTCCAGGCTCCTCTTGATTTACATATTGATTATTAATATTCTCTAAATTGTCCATTTGTTTTCTTTAATTCCAGTATTCTATTAAATGCTTCCATGAATTCTGGTGTTCTCTTAAAAGTATAGATAGTTTTTATTCTATTATCCATTTTTGTACTATATTTATAATATCTATACCCTAAAAATGCAAGTGCATCTGCTAGATATTTATTTTCCAAATTAAATGTTAATACATTATTTTCCATTGTTATTCCTCCATTTTTTGATTTGAGGAGCAGCCAAACAATTCGGTTGCCCTCATTGATATATTTTATATTAAAATTTTATCAAATTATTATTTTCATGTTTAATTTTTTGCTTATATTATATATTTCAATTGTTTTTATCATCAAAATTTCCCCCTCTATATAAATTGATTAAAATTCATTTTTTATTATTTTATTGTACTATAAATTACTCTATTTTTATAAGTTCGTGCCAGACTAAAAATGTCTATATTTCCTGGTGCATAATATCCCTTATGTACTTCTAATTCTTGCACAAGGTCAAAATCCTCTAATGGCAACTCTAATTTAATATTAAATAGTTTACTGATTTCATCTAGTTTTATGTCTGTTTGCAATAATCCCCAACTATCTAAATATATTTTTTCCTTTAATTTGTATTTGTCCTGGAGATTATAAAAATATTGTTTATCATGTTTTTCTAATATATTTATTAATTTTTTATACCCTAATATGGTATCTATATAATAGGTTGCCTGTTCCTTACTAAAATAATAAGATAGAAACATACTATCTATACATAATATTACTTCCTGCTGTTCTATGGTAAAATTATCTATTGGAATGTCCAATATAGATAAAATAGTTATAAGCGTACTACCTGCAAATTTTTGTGTGTAATTATATTGGTTAATATTATTATATTTATTTAAATTAATGCAATTAGGATTATCTTCATATTGGCCAACATGATTTCCAAAACATTTTCCATTTACTAAATCTGCATCTACTGCTATAGTTCCTTTTTGTGGTAAAATTTCATTTTCTGCTGCATATATATTATAAAAATCATAAAAATATTTTATATCCCATTTCTTATACTTTGTTAAATAATAGCAACTAAATAAACTGTCCAGATCATCAGATAGGCTCAAACAATATTGTCCCACCTCATTTATCCAATTTGGTAATCGTTTCATTATTTCTTTATTCATATTGTTTAGAGAAAAATTTCTTCTCCAAATCTACTGCAAAATAAATTTATGTCTAATTTAATTTGTGTAATGTTACTCTAAATTTTAATCAAACCTTCTTTTAAAATAAAATAAAAAAAGATTTGAAGTTATACTTTTATTCTCATTTTTACACTTCCTTCCATTTTAATTTCATATTGATTATTATTAATATTATTAAGATAGGGGGAAATTCCCCCTGTGATTATGCTAAACTTAATGTTGCAAGTGCTTTAGAATTTAATACTTTTATAGTTGCTTCTGCGATAACTTGGCCTTTTACATTATCACCAGTTTTTGCTAACACTTCGGAGAATGGAGTTCGTAAAAATCCTAATCTTACATAATTTGGATCAAATATTATCAATTTTCCTGTTGGAATATGCCTGTCTAACATTAAAGAAATATTTCCATAGTTGGTGTTAATTTTATTTGCTACAAGTCCAAATTCTCCCTGTGGTGCATTGTAATTATATTGTGCATTATAAAATCCATCTATTACTTCTTTTAAATCTGCATTTGCAAGACAAACATATCCATTGCTGCCCAATCCATTATCCCAAAGTTTCTTTACAGTGTTTTTAAAATCTGTTTCTGTCGGTTTAACATCCATTGCAGTAACTTTATTGCCCGCATCCACAAAAGAAAATAGTCCATCCATATGTCTTTTAAATGGAGTTGCAGAACCATCATTTTTAACACCATTAGTAATTGCTTTTTCTAGGTTTACTTTCAATTCAACTAATCTGTCGGCCATCTCGCTTGTATACATATCTGCAATACCAGTTACACTTGATGCCTGTGCAGTTCCACTTACACTTACTGCTTTCTTAAATATTTCACAATAGTTATTTTTTGGCAATCTGGTTGAATTCTGGAATACTGTAGTTTCCGATCCTTCTACCTGAGAAATGTCCTCTGTAGTATCAAGAGTCTTCTCTCTAAAATACACTAAAGGTGCAGTTTCCTTGTCGATTAATCCTCTACCCATTAATAAAGTTGTGAGAGGAGTGTCAAGTGGCTGTGCAACCCCCATTTCTGCCATTAAGTCAATATTCTCCATGCTTAAAAAATCTTTTGTTTGTATCATTTAATCATTTCCTTTCAAATCAAATTTTAATTTTTAGTTTTATTTATAAAAAAAAGTAATAGGATATTGTCCCACTACTAATTGATAATCTATTTATTTTTCAAATTATTTTATTTAAATAAATCTATCTATTTAAACAATTTAGACATTTTGGATTTTAACATTCCTGCAACATCACCTTTTTTTTCGGCTTCAGAGTATGCAGTTTGTTGTGCTGTATGTTCTTTTGGTTTATATCCATTATCTATATCAGTTTTTTTCTTTATATCTAGTAATTTATTAATTTTGTTTGTAGCAGTTTCTAAATCCTTAGAATCAGCCACTAAATCAAACATATCTTCACTTAACCCATTTTTGAGTATTTCTACTTTTATACTGGATTCAAGATTACTTTTATTTAATTTTTCTATAGTTTCCTTCTGTTTATCTAAATCACCCAATTTAGTATTGGCTTCATCCAATTTGCTTGTAAAATCCTCTATTTTAGTATTGTAATTGCTAATGATACCATTAATTAATTCTTCTACTTCTTCTTTTGTGTAATTATCTTTCTTTAATTCTTCCATAGTAATCTCTCCTTTTTATTAATATTTAATATGTATAATTTAATAATTTAATAATTTAATATAAAATCTTTTAACTTATTAAATTTGTCTTCTCTAATTTTTCTCCCATCTCTAGCAAAATGTGCAACATCGAACCTTTGGATTCCTGCTGCTCTTGCAATAAAGGCGAAAGATATTCCTTTTTTATCTTTCATCTGTAAGAGTTTTTCTCTTATTATTGCTCTTGCTCCATTATCATTCAATTTTCTCCTCTCCTTATTAAATAATTCATCATTAATTGTGCTTATTTTTTTAAATATATACATTATGTAAATATAGTTATATAGCCATTTGTAATCATTTTTATTAATATTTTTTAGTTCAATTTGTGCTTTAAAAAAATATAAAATATAAAAAGAGGATAAAATAAATTACCCTCCTATCGACCATTTTATATTTTTTTATATATATAAATGAAAGACCAGAATACGTAAACATATACTGGCAATAGTTTTGCAAAATTAAGATACTTAATAAGTTAATTAAGTATCTGTATAGTATTATTCCCTACACTCATCTAGTTTTATCTTTTCCTGGAGGAGGCGAGATTTGAACTCACATAAAAACTAGCAAAAATTACCTTAAACATATGTAGTTTGGATTAGCACAATCCAAATGTAAGTTATAAAAATATAACTCATAATAATTATTTATTAATATTATACATTATATGTAAATAACTATTATCAATTATATTTTTTCTATTAGTACTCATATTAGAAAATAGCCTTTTTTATTTTAATATGCCTTCAACCTCGCCTATATCAATAGGTGTAGCGTTTTTCTATTTGTCTAGCAAAATACAAAAATGAATTATTTTCTATATTAGACAATCACAAACTAATATAATTCCTCCTTTTAAAATAAATTTATTTTGTGTGATTTTTTGAAAATATATTTTTATTAATTTTTTATTGTGTATTAAAAGAGCCACAAAGTTTTAATTATAGATTTTACAGTTTTTATTATGTGTGACTCTTTTATGTTTTTATTAGTTTTATTTTTTGTTCCTAGAAAGACTATTCTTATAAAACCTCGATAGTTCCAGTGAAATCAATGGCTAAGGGCACTTTTTAAAAAATAAAAAATATTAATAAATACCCTTAAAGTCAATGATACCAACGACTATAGCGTTTTTCTATTTTCTTAACATTTTCTTTTTTGTCTTAATTTACGCATACTTTCTCTAGCAATATCTCTAGTTTGTTCTAATTTTATTTCTTTAGCACATCGTGAGCAGTATTTCTGCTTAGGTGATTTGTATGTAATTCTTTTTTTACATCTTCCACATAATTTAGTACCTTTTATTAATATCTTTATAAACCAAAAAACACATACACGATAAATTTAGTGTATGCAAAATAAAACTTCTATTATAATTATCTTATAAATTATCCATTCTAACATAATCCATAGCAATATTATAATTATATTTATCTTTGTATTTATTTATAAGAGTACATATATTTTCTATATTCATTTTCTCTATTTTTTTTAACATTCTTCTTATTAATACAAAAGGTATAAATTCAATAAATAATTTCTGTAATTCTTCATGGATTTCATAATAATCCTCTTTCTGCCATAATTGTTTTATGTATCCTGGATCTAATTTATAATCTAATATTTTATTAAAACCATATTTTTCTTTTACTAATTTACATTGCATACAATATAATGCTTGTCCTTTATATTCTTCTAATTTATTTCTATCTATTACCCCACTTAAATAACTATCATATTGTTCCATTTGCTCATAAAATTTTTTGTCGTTTATCATTTAAATCTCTCCTTTTAAATTTAATATACGTATATATTATCGTATATTTTCTTAAAAGTCAATAAATTTATCCAAATTTATTCATATAATCTAATTTAATTAGTTTAAATCATTTTTATTAATATTCTTTATGATTTACTCCGTATTTCTCTATTTTAGTTTTTATTAATATCTTTTATTTTTTCCCAAATATTACATAGTTACCAATTTCTGTCTTAACGTGTATTTTGTCGGAAATGTTGGCGCCACCCCTATATAAGACCATTCCATCTATTTTCTTATTATAATTACTACACTTTCTAGGGAATAATCTTTTTCTATTCATGCTGCAATATTCTTTTCCTTCTTCTCCACTATGGTAGTAAGTACATTTCTTGCAATCACACTTTCTAGGCTTTCTATTAATATATACTATTCTCATACTTGTTCCTGTTTTTCCTGTGTTCAACTCAACCACTTCCTAAATCTATCTTTCTTTCTATTATATATCAATTATCTTTTTAATTTAAACTTGACTTTTGATCCAGGTCTTTTTATAATCGGGGGAAATGTTCGCTTTTGCTCTGGAGAGTAATTTTCTACCTATATAGATAAAAAAGAAAAAATCTTAATTATCTAATAAGTAGAAAATTACTCAATAGATAATCGGGGTGTAAAGCCCTGCTATGTCTATCAAATACCCTTCTTATTTCTGCAAATGCAATATTAACTTAACTTACAATTACTGTCCTGTAAGTGCCTGTATGGCTTGTTAATACCTACCCAGTATTGCTACTGCCAGTAAACCTGCCCGAACCTTTAATGGTTGTCCGCACCTTACACTACCAATCATCAAGAAGGGAGATGACCTTTTATGGTAGCAGTTGTTTTTTGCATAAGCACAACTACTTGACCTAATTTTAAGTGTTTAAGGGACTTCCCACTACATACCATATAGGTGGTTATGCGACCTTATTGCATATTCACAATTAAATAAACTAATGATTTAAATAATTTCCTTAATTCTGAATACTTAAAAAAGGGTATAAGAAATAAACCTTGCAAAATCCTATTTTTTGAAATATAATAATGGTATTGTGATTTTTATATTTCGTTGGTTAGAATTTTGCAACGAATATTAAGTTGTAGCCACTCTTTTATAAGGGTGGTTATTTCCTTATATAATCGACTCTAACGTCTTTATTGCTTTAATGTGTATATCTCTATCCTTTTCGCTTATATCTTGCTTAATAGTCCATTCTAATGCCTCTATACACCTAATTGCATTTACTTTATCTGTTGCTTTTATAATTTTTAACATTCGGTATCATCCTCTCAATTTCTTTTCTTAAAATAATTTTCTTTTTTACTTGTCTGTGGAGCAACTTCGTCAATCACGTCAATTAAATCTGTGGTTTTATTATTGTAATATCTGCTTAATTCTTTCATCGTGCTATGTCCAGTTATTCTTTGTAGGATTAATGGACTTACATTTTTATTAACTGCATTTGTTATAAATGTGTGTCTAAATAAATGCAAAGAACACTTTCCTATTCCTCTGCTGTTGCAATATTTCTTAACACTTGTCTGTAGAGTACTCATGGCCAATTCTGTGTTGTATACATTGCAAAATAAATAATCATCTTGATTTCCTTTTCTTATTGTTAAGTATTCTTCTAATACTGGAGCAAAAGACATACTAATAGGTACATATCTTGCCTTTTTATTCTTTGTTTTTTGTACTGCTATGGTTCTGTCTAATAAATTTACATTCTTTATTTTCAATTCTCTTAATTCTCTAGCACGTATCGCAGTAGAAGCCAAAGTCCAAATAATAGCCCATGTCCGTATTGCAGTAAAATCTCTTTTCTTAGGTTTCTCTAATAAATCATGCAATTCTTCGGGAGTATATATTTCTTTTATTTTTTTCTCCTCTTGTACTACTGGTGCTATAAAATCTTCTGCAATATATCTTCTCTTTACGCCAAATTTTAAAATTGGACTAACATTTCTTATATAAGAATTAATGGAGATCCCATTGGTCATGTGTTTTTCTTCTCTTAGGTATAAAATATATTCCTCCAATGTTTTACCAGATATTTCATTGCAATATTTAAGGTTTTTTTCTTTTAGAAATCTTTTAAAATAATTATTATGATGATAATAAGATTTTATTGTTTGTTCTGCTCGACCTTTAATTCTTAAAGAGTTAATAAATTCAGCAAAAAGTTCATCATAGGATTTTTTTACATCTTCAATATTGGAAAATAATACCCTACCTTTAACTTCTCCCTTCCTCATGTCTAACACTCCTCTTTTTATTTCAGAAAAATACAT